AGGTCCCACTTCTCCTTACCCCGCTTGGAATACTTAGTAGTAGCCTCTATTATCTTTTCTTTATTCTTCTCATAGTGCTTGCGGCTCTGCAGCTTATGGTATGCCTTCTTAACTTCTGGATCTTTATAGGGCATTTTTGTCGTCTAGGGAGTAAGTTTTAATTGGTTCGTGGCTATTTACGTCTACATTACACGCCCATTTAACTGCTTCTTCTGCGGGTAAACCCATACGCATACATACTTCGGCGGCCATAGCCCCACTACCAATAGCCATAAAAGTCCTAACTCTTTCCCATTCAAGGTCATCCCCGCATGAAAAAAGGCCTTCTTTAGTCAGTTTTAAAAAAGAGCTGTCGGATTTTAGCTTTGGTTTTGTTTTGTTTTTCTTGTTTAGGTAGTCCAGCACTTTCTCAGCATCGCAGTAATTACCTGCAACCCCCAGCCAGCCGCCGTCTATAGCAAATATCTTGTCTTCAAAATATTTAATACCAGCATCGCTATCTGTAAACTGGCTGTCCGCAACCAGTATTTTATTATTCCAGTCACCCACAATAGTAGTCATTTTGTTGCCAATAAGTAGAGACCTACGTTAGAAAAAGCATATCCGCTATATACCACCGCCATAGCCAAGTTACCTTTTACGCCCTGTTCACAGGCGATGTATCCGTATATTAGCCCAGTCACTATGATAAGCCAGGAGCTCATTGGGTTCCTTTCGTTTTTTGAAGTATACCGATTTTACTAAAATAATTGCACAAATCGTAAAATAGTGTAGAATTACAACAACTGGGTAATACTTATACCGGACTGTCCCAGCAGACGATGCAACGATTGGTATAAGTGAACTTTTGCATAGGAAATATATTATGTCACGCGCAACTTTTGAAGGTCCAATTTTATCTGGCGACAACCGTTTTGGCCCACTACGTAACGTAGGTTCGGCTCGTTTATCACAAAATGCTGTTGTTGACTACTCTGTAACTACCGGTAATGGTACTTCTTTCTACCCTGGTGCAGCGCAGCAATTTGTTAATGGTAATCAGTTATCTTCTGATGCTAACGTAAATGCTACTGTTTACACACCATCATCTTCTGTTTACCCATCAGTAGTCGCTACTATACCTGCCGACTCTGGTACAAATATCTATCGTGGCGCTGTAGCATATCTTCCAGCTGGCTCGCAGATTGAATCAATCGTGGTTGATTATTTAACTGCTATTACTGTCGGTAATGCTAGCTTAAGCGCAGTTAACATCTACGTTTCAAACGGCTATACAGCAGCTGCAGGAACACCTGCTTACGCTACTATTGCTTTGGGTACAACAACTGTTGGTACTGTAGGTCGTCAAACAACTACATATTCTGCAGCTAACTTACTTAATATGACTTCTACATCGACTGATATTTTGCAAGGCCAACAGCCTGCAGCTTTATCACAAGTTGTATTTACCTTGTCTATCGTCGGTGTTACGCTTACTACTTTGACTGCTGGTAAGTTTAACTTTGACGTTAACTACGTACAATCTGACGGTTCATTAGGTACTAAGACTGTATATCCATTCGGTAACGCTGACTAATTAATCCCGGGGGGTTTCGGCCCCCTTTTTAAAATTTAGGAGATTAATTATGACAATTCAATATGATGTAAAAACCTCGCACCTTAGTGGTACAGGCCTTATGGTTTCGGGGCGTGTTCGCCTTAAAAACCTTATTTATTTAGGTACTGGTACTGCTGGTGGTGTTGACCTTTTTGATACAACAACCGCTCCTGTAACAGCTACTTATGCTCGTTCTGGATATACAGTTACAGTAACGTCTACAGCGCATGGTTTAGTAACAGGCCAAAATATTGGTATTACTTTTTCAGCAGCTTCTAGTGTTTCTGCAACTGCCGGTAATTATGTTGTAACTAAACTTACCAATGATACGTTTACCATTACAGACCTTAATACTGGTACTATTGCTGGTGGTACAGCGTGCATATTTTCAACTGGTAAATGGTTAGCTGGCTACAATACTAGTACTGGTGTTCAACCATTTCAAGCCATTATTCCGGGTGAAGGCGTTTTAGCCCAGACTGGTATTTATGCGGTTGTAACTAACATAGTGTTTCAAACAGTTACTTATGGCTAAGAAGACCCCCTCTCTCGCTATTGGTAGAGGCGAAAAACTCCCTGTTTCTAAGGGGGCTGGTCTTACTGCAAAGGGTCGCCAAAAATATAATGCAGCTACTGGCTCGAATTTAAAAGCACCACAACCTGAAGGTGGGGCTAGGAAGAAGTCATTCTGCGCTCGTATGTCTGGTATGCCCGGACCAATGAAAGACGAAAACGGCAAACCTACTCGTAAGGCAGCTAGTTTAAAACGGTGGGCTTGCAAATGAGCGCAATGGATCCAATTACAACAGCTAGAGAACTGGCTACTCACGCCAACGACATTCAACACCTACAGGGCGATATGGATAAAATGGTCGATGAGATGAAGCAAATTAAAGAAGCCGTTCAGGCTATCCAAAAGACGCTTGCAGAAGCGCACGGTGGTTGGAGGTTGTTACTTGGTGTAGGAGGCGCTGCAGCTTTAATTGGCGCTATTATGGCAAACTTGTTTCAAGGATTTTGGAGTAAATAATGGCTAAAAATGGATATGACCAAACCTACGAAGATGACCGTAGGGAGAATAAAGAAACAGCGGATTTGCTCCCCCGTGCTGGTCGCGCTATAGTAAAGATGGCAAAAACTAAAGCACCCGAAGGGTCTACACCTACACCAGAAAGCCCAGCTCCTGGTATGAAAAAAGGCGGAAAAGTTATGGAAAAAGAATCTAAGTCAGAAGAGCGCGTGGAAGAGTCGAAAGACAAAAAGCAAGATGTCGCCATGATTAAGAAAGCGTTTAAAGAGCATGATGCTCAAGAACATAAAGGCGGTAAGGGAACTAAAATCTCCCTTAAAGCTGGCGGTAAAGTAAGAGGTTGTGGTATCGCTCAACGTGGTTTAACTAAAGGAAAAGTATTATGAAAGAGACAATGGGACCAAAAACTATGGCTAAAGATGTGGAGAAGTTTCCTCAGTTTGAAAGCCACGATGCTGCTACAACTAAACACGGCGCAGGGCATTTGCCACACCACAAGTTCTTCCAAGAGCACAAAGCTGGCCATGACGTTCATACTGAAGCTGTTCAGAAGTTCTGTGGCGGCGGTATGGGCAAGAAAAGCAAGTAATGAGAGCGTCTCGCGGTATGGGTGATATAAACCCTGCTAAAGAACCAAAGGCCAAGAAGTCTGCAGTCCTGATGAAGGAAGGCGGAAAAACAAATTGGATCGCGGGAGCTATCAAGAAACCTGGTGCTTTACATAAAGCTTTGGGTGTACCAGAAGGTGAAAAGATTCCGTCTAGCAAACTGGCTGCAGCTGCAAAAAAACCCGGCAAGATGGGTAAGCGCAGTAGGCTTGCGGAAACCTTAAAAGGGTTTAAAAAATAATGACGACATCAGCCTTAACAACAGGCACAACACTCTTTAACCTAGACTTAAATGATCTCGTAGAAGAGGCGTTTGAGCGTTGTGGCAGTGAGCTACGTACTGGATACGACTTCCGTACTGCTCGCCGTTCTTTAAACTTGTTGACGGTTGAGTGGGCTAACCGCGGTATTAACATGTGGACTATTGAGCAGGGAACAATTAACCTGAATCAAGGCCAGAATACCTACGCATTACCTACTGACACCATTGACTTACTGGAGCACCAGATTCGCACACAAGCTAACAGTGCGGCTAACCAAACGGATATAACCATATCTAGAATTAGCGTATCTACATACGCCACTATCCCAAACAAACTAGCGCAAGGGCGGCCGATTCAAGTTTGGATTCAACGTATGTCTGGCCAGTCTAACGACTCCGCATACCAGCTTGCTGGGGCTATTTCTTCTACTGATACAACGCTTACTTTAACAAGCACAACTAATCTGGCAGCAGCCGGTTTTATTCAAATTGACAATGAGATCATCGCCTACGGCTATGTATCTGGAAACACGCTAGGTTTCTGTGCTCGTGGTCAAGCGAATACAACTGCGGTATCCCATAGTTCCGGGGCAGAAGTTTATGTTCAGAACCTACCCGCAGTTACCGTCTGGCCTACACCAGACGGTTCACAACCATACCAATTCGTGTACTGGCGTTTACGTCGTATTCAAGATGCTGGAAATGGTGTAAATATTCAAGACATTCCGTTCCGGTTTGTTAACTGCCTAGTGGCTGGATTGGCTTACTATTTATCTATCAAACTTCCTGGTGTTGACCCTCAACGGGTCGCTGGTTTAAAAGCTGATTACGAACAACAGTTCCAGCTAGCCTCCGAAGAAGATAGAGAAAAAGCCCCTATTCGGTTTGTTCCCCGCAGGATGTTTATTGGGGGTTACTAATGCCTAATAAGTTTGCTTCCGGTAAGTTTGCAATTGCAGAGTGTGATCGGTGCGCATTTAGATATAAGTTGGTTGAGCTTCGTACTGAGATTATTAAGACAAAACCCTACCAGCTAAAAGTATGTAATACCTGTTGGGACCCTGATCAACCTCAGTTACAATTAGGGATGGTGCCTGTAAATGACCCACAAGCTGTACGGGAACCGAGACGGGATTTAAGTTATGTACAGTCTGGTTTGACGGCTTATGGATATCAAGCTGGCGGAAGTCGAGATACGCAGTGGGGTTGGGCTCCTGTAGGTCAGGGGTATGACTACAATGAAACGCCGAATTATTTGGTTGGGCAAGGGCAAGTAGGAACAGTAACAATTAACTAGGAGCAGGACATGGGATATAAAAGCGCAGCCGACGGAATTACACATAAGGGCAAAACTAAAGGTAAAAACCTTGGCGATGCTGGCTCACACGTTGGCGTTGAGATGGGCAAAAAAGTCGGTAAAGGTATTGCTGGCGGTAAAACTAACGACGACATGAAAGCAATTGGTCGTAACGAAGCTAAAATTAAAGCTAACGGGAAATAATCATGGCAAATAATAAACCAGCTAATAAATACGCACAGCCTCATGGCGTTCTTGAAAAGCTTCCTGCCATGTCAGAAGAAAAAGGCGCTAAGTACATGGACGAGATGAATATCTCTTTGGGTAATATCAGCAAAGATAACTACAAGCCTACTAAGACTTCTGGTATTGAAATGCGCGGCGGTAAAGCTCAGACTAAAGGCAAAATGTCACGTGGGCCAATGGCTTAAGGGTAAACCCTAATGAACTATGTTCAGCTTTATCAGGCAATACAAGACTACGCAGAGAATACTGAGTCGCTATTTGTAAATAACATTCCTCGCTTTGTGCAGGAGGCCGAAGACCGTGTGTATAATTCGGTTCAAATTCCGTCTTTGCGTAAGAATGTTACTGGTACGCTGACTTCTGGTAATCAATATTTATCGGCTCCAAACGACTATTTATCTACGTACTCCTTAGCTGTTATTGACTCAAGTGGTAACTACAAGTATTTACTTAATAAAGACGTTAACTTTTTGCGAGAAGCATACCCAGGCGTTGCTTCTAATGGTACTACCTATCAGGGTACACCAGGCGGGGTTCCTAAGTATTATGCGTTATTTGGGTCACAATATAGTAGTGCTAATGAACTAAGTTTTATCATGGCACCAACGCCAGATAGCAACTACACAGCTGAACTGCACTATTACTACTACCCAGTCTCTATTGTTCAGGGTGCGTTGCCTATTAATTCACCAAATAATGCTGTACCAGCCGGTTCTATTACTACTACTGGTTCTGGCTACACAAACGGTTTTTATGCAAATATTCCATTGACTGCTAACACAGGTTCAGGTTCTGGGGCTACGGCTAACATTACAGTGTCTGGCAACGTAGTCACTTCTGTGGCTATCACTAATGGCGGTAATTTTTATTCCGTTGGCGATACCTTGACTTGTTCTGGTAGCTACCTTGGCAATACTAACGCCACTCCTTTTGTCTATACTATATCCTTGGTCAATAACTCAACTGGTGAAAGCTGGCTTGGAGATAACTACGACCCCGTATTGTTCTACGGCTCGTTAAGAGAAGCAGCAATCTTTATGAAAGCTGAAGCGGATATGGTTGGTTATTACGAAACTAAATACCAAGAAGCCGTTGCGCAAGTTAAACGCCTTGGCGATGGTTTAGAAAGGAACGACAGTTTTAGGAAAGGGCAGACCAGTCTGCCTTATAATCAGCTATGATAAAAACTTGCTGTACTTGTAAAATAGCTAAAGAAATATCAGAATTTCATTCTGGGGCTAGACGCTGTAAACCTTGCGCTATTATTGCAGCTAAAGAAAGCTACACTAAAAATAAAATTAAAATAAGTTTAGAAGCTAAAAATCCAACAAAAAAAGAATACACTAACGCCCTACGTAGGGCAAGATACGCAAAAAATTCTACCAATATACTTGCACGTAATAAAGCTTGGAAAAATAATAACCCAGAAAAAACGTCTTTATCGGTTAGTAATTGGCAAAAGAAAAACCCGAAAAAATGTTCTGCAAATACAAAAAAATGGGCGCAAGCAAATAAAGGTATTGTAAATGCAAGAACTCGAATGTACCAATTAGCTAAGTTAAACCGTACTCCAGCATGGCTTACAGATATTGACCGTGAACGTATTCAAAATGAGTATAAACTAGCTGAAATTCTTAGAAAAGTAACAAATCAGCAATGGCATGTTGACCATATAATCCCGCTTCAAGGTAAAATAGTGTCTGGGCTACATGTACCATCTAATTTACAAGTAGTTGTAGCCAAAGAAAACATAGCTAAAAGCAATAAATTTGAGGTTACTTTATGATTCAGCAGGGGCAGTGCAACATATTTAAAACTAATCTTTTAAGTGGGTTAGAGAATTTTGCGGCAGGGACTACTCAAAGTTATAAGCTTGCCCTTTATACAGGCAATGCCAACCTTAATAACACTACCACTGCATACAGCACAACCAACGAAATTACTGGCTCTGGGTATACAGCGACTGGAAAGCCACTAACAATTACCCAAGTTCCAGTAGGGGATACTACTAATAACACCTCTTATGTGTCTTTTTCTAACGTAACTTGGACTTCAGCTTCCTTTACTGCTAGATGTGCTTTGATATATAATTCAACTACTGGAGCAGCTGTAGCGGTGTTGGATTTTGGTTCAGATAAGACAAATACAGCAGCAGGTACTTTTACTGTGACTTTTCCAACAGCAACATCAACAACTTCTATTTTAAGAATTTCCTAGGAATAATCATGCAAATCGAAAAACAAGGTTCAGGCGACAGCGCTTTAGCTACGCTACAAGCAAACGTAACTGTACCCGAAGGTATGGGTATTGAAGGCAGCTATAACGTAGTATGCCGTGATTCACAAGGCAGTCTGAAATGGGAAGAAGAATTTCCTAACCTAGTCGTAGCTATCGGTAAGCAGTTGATGCTTGATACCTTTTTGCGTACTTCTGGCACATTTACAACAGTCGGCCCATTCTTGGGATTAATCAGCAATAACACTACGTTTGCCGCCGCTGACACAATGGGTTCACATACATGGACTGAGTTTACTAACTGCACAGTAGGTGGTTCTGCTGTTCGGGGCACTGCAGTATTCGCTGCTTCTACCTCTACAGGAACTACGCCATCTAATGTAACTTCATCTACAGCTACTGGTATTACTTATACTATTACTGGCGCTGGTGGTACTGTTTATGGTTGTTTCTTGGTTACAGGTACAGGCGCAGTAAGCACACAAAGCTCAACTGCTGGTACTTTGTATTCTGAAGGAAACTTTGCTGTAGCTAAAGCTGTTACTGCTGGTGATACTGTTACTGTTACATATAGCACTACCGCAACAAGTTAAGGAGTCTTAAATGGCTCTTCAGCTGGCTGACCGCGTACAACAACTTGGCTCTGCGAACACGACTGTTAGTTTTAACCTAACGTCTACCCCCGCAGGGTTTCAAGCATTTTCTCCAGCTATAACAACGGGGAATACTCTTTATTACACAGCCTATGATGGCACTAACTGGGAAGTTGGTGTTGGTACACTTACGTCATCTAGCTTATTAACTCGTACTACAATTCTATCTTCTAGTAATGCTGGTGCTGCAGTAAGCACGTTTGGTGGAACTATAACTGTATGGTTAGACTATCCTTCTGAAAAATCTGTCGTTGTTAATGACCTTGGTGATGTTCTTATAAACCAATCCTACGACCAAGGCACAGGAGTCCTACAAGTAACAGGAGCGTCTAGCTTTAATGGTGCTGTAGTTGATAAGAGTCTGAACTTACAGGGTGGGAATAATTTAATATTGCAGAGTCAGACTTTTGCTACTGCTAATTGGTACAAAGGAAACAATACAGTTATTGATAACAACGCTACTGCGCCTGATGGGACTACTACCGCTGCTTTATCTACTGTAGCAGCCGTTACTGGTATAGTTGAGGTAAGTACACAACTTGCAAGCGCTACAATTCCCAATAGCACAACGACTACTTTTTCTTGCTATTTTAAAGCAGGTACAAAAAGTACAGTTACTCTTTCATTTGCTTTAAATGCAGCCAATCAATATGTAGTAGCTGTTTATGATTTAACAGCAGTAACAGTATCTCAAACAGCTCAATTAGGGGCATTTACTTTTTTAAATTCCGCTATCACTTCTGTAGGAAATAATTGGTATCGCTGTTCTATTACGTTTAGCTGCACTACTTTTTCTTCTGCAGTTAATCTTCCGTTTATTGGCATAGCACCTGCAGCTAGTGGGAATACATTTAATTCAAGTGGACGAATTAGTGGAACTTACGCTGGCACTGAAACAATCTATGTTTGGGGCGCACAATTAGAACTAGGCTCTGTAGCCTCTGCCTATACCCCTACCACTACAGTAGCAGTTACTACTACTAATAATATTAATGTGCCTAGTGGTCAGGTGTTGGCTGGTGTTGGTAGTGCTTCAGCACCTTCATATTCATTTTCAGGAATTTCAAACTCAGGAATAAGAGCGTTTGGAAACAATTTAACTTTTACTGCGCTAGGTACTGATGCGGGTACTATTGCTGTCAATGGAGCTTTTAATGTAATAAGCACAGGTTCTTATAATATAGGCTCAGATATATCTTTAACTCGTGATGCCGCCAACACTCTAGCGCAACGCAACTCTACCAATGCACAAGCCTTTAGACTATATGGAACTTATACTGACGCATCAAATTATGAGAGATTACAGTTTGATTATGGACAAACAATAGGTGGATTATATTCAATATCGTCATTAGCGGCTGGAACAGGTACAGTTAGACCAATAAGAATAACAGCAGGTTCTTATTTACAAATTGCTATTAGTTCAACTGTGTATACTTATGGGACTTCTTCTTTTTCTGCAGGAGACAATGCAATAGATTTGGGCGTAGCTTCTACTGGTCGATTTAAAAACGCCTACTTCTCTGGAGTAGTAACAACAAACTCTGACGCATCTATTAACACAGTAACAGTAGGACTAGGTGGTGGTGCTGTAAGTACGAATACGGCTGTGGGTAAAAATGCACTTTTAATAAACAGTTCTGGAAGTTCTTTAGTTGCTGTCGGTGGAAATGCTTTACAAAACAACAGCAGTGGTTTAGCCAGTACAGCCGTTGGATTAAGTTCTATGCTTTTTAATTCAACTGGCAATGGTTCAACTGCGGTAGGAGGAGTTTCTTTACAATACAATACTACAGGAAACAACCATGTTGCCATCGGATATGCTGCTTTACAATACAATACTGCTGCCTCAAATTTAGTTGCTGTTGGTTATGCTTCTCTTTTAAACAACACCACCAATGTAGCCACACTCGGCACAATCACAGGCGGTACAGGCTACACCAATGGTACATACGCTGGTGTAGTAATGACACTATCAAGTGGCTCTACTGCAATCACTTACCCTACTGCAACAATCGTAGTCGCTGGTGGAGTAGTTACCACAGTCACACTAACATCTAATGGTGTAGGCTTTAAAGATACTACGACAGTATTAACTGCACCAGCCGCTTCTATTGGTGGTACTGGTAGTGGATTTACTGTGCCAGTAGCTACTCTACAATCAGGTACAGGCAATGTGGCGGTGGGTTATCAGGCTGGGTATACGAACAGTACGGGTATACAAGGAACTTTTAATGGTTATCAGGCTGGATATTCAAACACAACTGCTATTGGAAGCACATTTTCTGGTTTTCAATGTGGATATTCAAATTTAACAGGAAACTACAATAGTGGCTACGGAGTAACAGCTTTATATTCAATAACTTCTGGAGTTGCTTGTTCTGCTTATGGGGTAAATAGCTTAGTAGCAAATTCATCAGGCAGTAGAAATGTTGCTTATGGAGCTTACTCTGGTTGGGGTGCTGCTGGTGTAAATGGCAACACCACAGGCTCTAACAATACCTACATCGGCTATCAAACAGTAGGCTCTGCCAACAACAACACCAACGAGATGGTGATTGGCTACCAAGCAGTAGGACTAGGCTCTAACACTACAGTATTAGGAAACACAAGCACTACACTAACTCAGACCTATGGCGTTACTAAATCCACTAATTACACAGTAGCTACTCTACCTTCTGCATCAACAAGCGGAGTAGGTGCTAGGTCGTTTGTAACGGATGCAACTGCTACAACCTTTGCTTCAATCGTTGCTGGTGGTGGCTCAAACCCTGTACCAGTCTACTCGGACGCAACCAACTGGCGAATCGGCTAATTTAAAGGATAATTATGACAATCGAATTCACAACAACAATCACCTCAATGGAGGCTTATCCTCTTTACGAAGCAGTACCCTTGTATGTTTTTAGAGTTTACTGGAATTATGAAGGTAAAGACGATACAGGCGTAGGTACTGCTATGCAAGGCTCTACCGACATTCCAGCAAGTGACCCACAATCAGCTATTCCTTACGCTGACTTAACGCAAGAACAAGTCATGGGATGGGTTCAGACCTACACACCAGCATGGATGTGGGCAGAATACACAGACAAGATTAGTGCGTGGATTGTGGCTCAGTACACACCAGCAGTTGTTAATCCTCCATTGCCTTGGGCTGCTCCTCCAGTAGTTGAGCCTATTATTGAGTCTGTAGTTGAGCCTATTATTGAGCCTGTAGTTAAGCCTATTATTGAGCCTGTAGTTGATACTATTGCACCTGCATAATGTTTGGGTTTAATGCTTTTGCACGAGCGCCTTTTAATACACTAGGCAATAGCCTATACCCGCTTACGCTCGCAGAAAACCTAAACTCGGATGATTCAAGTACCCAAGTATCTACTTTTCTAAGCGTAATTACTGAGGCTATATCACAAGTCCTAGATATTCAAAGCGAACAAGATAACTTCTTTGAGGGCATAGTAGAAGGGTTTAACCAAGCGGACTCGAGCTCTCAGCTTTTTGCATTCCTACAATCTTTAACTGAGAATTTGAACCCAGCTAATACGCAAATTATTACTGCACAGTTCTCCACAGCCCTAACCGAAGCCTTAAACTCCGCTGACGTAGTAACTATTTTTGCCCAATTCTTAACGGCGATTACAGAAAATCTAGCTCCTACTGACTTAATAAGCATCGCTGCTCAGTTTCCTCTGGCTCTTTCCGAGAATTTAAACCCCGCCGACGTGGTTGCTATAACCGCTCAGTTCGCTGCCACAGTAGCAGAAAACCTTAGTCCAGCTGATTCCAGCACCCAGATATCAAGGTTCCTAGAGTCTATTGCTGAGAACGTAGGGGTTCTAGATTTGTTAATTGCCCGTGGATGGGTTAAAATCAATGATAATCAGACCATAACATGGAATGCGGCGAACAATGCAAATTCAGCAACTTGGGTTAATATTGGTGATGACCAGAATCCAAATTGGGTAGTAATAAATAATACGCAGTTATAAAGGATAATTAATGTCAAGTACATACTCAACTTCACTGCTCTTAGAGCTTATCGGTAACGGAGATCAATCCGGTACTTGGGGGTCTACAACCAACAATAACCTAGGCAACTTGATTGAACAGGCTATTACTGGGGTACAAACCGTTAACTTTGCAACTGACGCAAACCGCACCCTAACTAACTTTAACGGAGCGCTGGATGAGGCACGTAATGCTGTTCTTGTAATCACTACATCCGTTTCATTAACTGGCACCCGCCAAGTTGTAGCCCCGCTGGTAAATAAACAATATGTGGTCTATAACAATACAGGATACACAATTACCTTTGGGGGTACTTCTGGTGGTGTAGTTACTATTCCAAACGGCATGGTTACTGCGGTTTATTGCGATAGCACAAACTTTGTTGCCGGTATTAACGGTGTTCCAGGAAACTGGACGGTAAACGGTAACTCTACAATTAACGGCAACGAAACAGTAAAAGGCAATATTGCAGCTAGCTCTGCTGTTTTTGTGGGTTCTATTTCAGGCACAACCCTTACTGTTACTTCTGTTACCTCGGGAACTATCGCTACTGGCCAGTATCTTAATGGTTTGGGTGTAACTCCTGGAACAACAATTTCTAGTGGTAGCGGAAGCAGCTGGGTTATAACCCCATCCCAAACTGTATCTAGTACAACAATTACTGCAAATGGTATTGTTAATGCTGGCGCTTTTGTTGGTGACGGTACATACTTAACTGGTACAGCTCCTAACTTAAACATTGGCGGAAACGCAGCAACTGCAACTTTTGCCACTTCTGCCGGAACTACTTCTAACTTTACTGGTGTTGCTAACCCACCAAGCGGCGGTACTGGTTTAACCAGCGTGCCTTTAAACTACTTGGTTTCTGGTAATACTACTTACCCATTTAATACTGTTGCTCCTGGTACAGCCGGTAACGTTCCACTTTCTACAACGTATGGCGCGGCTACTTTTGTGGCTGGTATTGCTGCAGGTACGATGACCGTAGCTTCTATTTCTTCTGGCACATTAACTGAAGGCGCTACTATTGCCGGTACTGGAGTTACAGGCGGCACAACAATTAACCAGCTAACTTCTGCTGGCTCAGCAGCTGCAACAAAAACATACGTAAGCGGCGGTGCAGTTGGAGCAAATACAATTACGCTAAACTCAGTTACATCAGTAGTAGTTGGCCAATTAGTTATTGGTACAGGCGTTCCTAACAGTACGTTTGTTCAGTCTATTTTTGGTTCACAAATTACTTTATCTAAAAACCTAACTGTCCAAGCTGCTGGTACATATAACTTCTACACACCGGGCGGTGTAGGTACTTACCAAACAACCCCAACCCAAACTGTATCATCTGGAACAACTATTACTGCTACAAATGGCACATACTTTACTAGCCAGCCATTAAACTGGGATAACGTAGCAGGTAAACCAACTAACATAAGTTACTGGACAAATGATTCGCATTATATGAATGAAGCTACTGGAGGTGGTAGTGCGTATGGAAACGCAAACCCAGCCGTTACAAGTGTATACTTGTCCAGGTCCGGTATTACAGCTGTTTTATCTGTTGGCACACAATGCAACTGTAACTGCGCCTGCGACTGCTAAGGAAAAATTATGAACTTATATACGCTACAAAATACTAATCCTATATCAGTTTCCGCTGTTGATGTAACTCGTGCTGATAATACTATTACGTTTGCGGTTACAACAACAAACACTGCTGATAAAAACCCAAGAGTAGATACTTTTACGTTAGACTATAATTTGTTATCAGCCCGTTCAGATTTTGACGATAGCACACAATGGATTATCGGGTATAACCCAGAATATGCACCCCAAGGTGGCGGCCCTCTATTTATTATCTACAACACCTTTAAAGAAACATTCCCAACTAAAGGAAAAAGTGGTACTTTTACAGCAAGACGTGACGGCGTAAATATTATTTTTTCTTTGTATGTGCCGTTTAAAAATTCGTCATTAGATGAATGTTCTTTACTAGTAGTTAGTGAAGACATCACAAAGATAACAGCGGATTCATCTTTCTCCGCCCCAATCGTGGTAACTGATAGACTTAGCATTCGCCCTTTAGTAATGCCTTCTGTTCGCGCTGTATCTGTTACACCTATTGGCCAAGATTTAGATGTCGTGCTCCAATTGTGTAAAAATGGGCAAGATATAAGTAATATTGCAACCCTTTACATTTCATGTGATACTGGCTCTTTGTCTTCTTCAGTTATTAAAACAAATGGTAATGGGCAGGCAACCCTGCGTATCTATGGTGACCCACACCGTGCCGGAGAAGCTGGTGTATTAAACGTTGGCTTCAAGTATTGGAGCGGCGAGCTTTACGTAAATTACATAGCCCCTTAAAAGAAATTACAAAAAACCACATCATGGCTAAATTTAAATTAGATTGTCTTGACGCCCTTAAACCAGAAAAAAGAAAAACATTTTTGTATGACAATGCAACTTCGGAACTTCTAAATGAAGACGGCACTCCTTTTGACTTTGGTTTTATTGTTGTTGACCCAAAAAAATATAAAGATATAGCAACACCGAATAAAGATAATCCTATTGGAAAAAGCCGTAGACTAAAGCGACTTAAGATTCAGCTTGGTCTTTCTTGTAATTACGAGTGCTCATATTGTAGCCAGCGGTTTGTACCTAGGGCTGATGAAACTAACCCAGATGATATTGAACCATTTTTAACCCAGCTTCCTACATGGTTTGATGGTGGAGAAGATGGCGATGGTAGCGGTGTACGTATAGAGTTTTGGGGCGGTGAACCTTTTGTATACTGGAAAACTTTTAAGCCTTTAGCTGAGCGCATTCGTCAGATGTACCCTAAAGCAGAATTTTTGGTTATAACTAATGGCTCTTTACTTGATCTAGAAAAAAATCAATGGGTAGATGACTTAGGTTTTATGGTAGGTATATCCCATGATGGTCCGGGATACCATGTTCGTGGTGAAGACCCGTTTGATAATCCCAAACAGTTTGCTGCTATTAAAGATTTATTTGACCGTTTATACCCTAAAAACCGTATAAGTTTTAATGCCACATTAAATAAAGATAACCAAAGCCGTACCGCTATTGGCGAGTTTTTTGAACAACGTTTAGGGATTATGCCTGTTATTGGGGAAGGTAGCTTTGTTGACCCATATGATGAAGGGGGCGCAGCTTCTTGTTTTGATGACCCTGCTGATTTTTTATCCTATAGAAACAAGTACTTAGCTGAATTGCGAGACGGTGGGGTCCATAACTTTACTACAATTGCTAGTAAAATTACAGATTTTAAAGACTCTATTATTAATAACCGTCCAGCTTCTGCATTAGGGCAAAAGTGCTCTATGGATAAACGAGACCAACTAGCCGTAGATTTACATGGAAATGTGCTTACTTGTCAAAATGTATCGTCTGTAGCCATAAGTTCAAACGGTGAAAGCCATAAAATTGGGCACGTATCTGATTATGCTAATATCAAGCTTAATACAGTTACCCATTGGTCACATCGTAAAGAATGCCCTAATTGCCCTGTGTTACAAATGTGCCAAGGTAGCTGTATGTTTTTACACGATAAGTTATGGGAATTAGGTTGTGATACGGCTTTTTCTGACAACGTTCCTTTATTTGCCGCGGCTATTGAAGCTATGACTGGGTATATTCCGTATTACATTGATGGTCCACAAAGAGATGACCGTAAAGATATATTTGGACTGGTGCACGGCATTCCAGAGCGTAAAGCTAAAAAGCCTTTTCCTATCCCTGTAGTATCAGCTTAAGGAGCTACGATGTTTATTTTTAATTGGGTGTTTGACAAGTTAGGCTACATGCCTAAGATTGATATGGAAGTTGGCAAAGTGGATTTAAAACTGCAAGATATTTGGCCTTTCCCAGTTACTGAAGAAAAGAAAAAACCACAGGTAAAAAAAGCCACTACTCGCACTGCTAAAAAGAAACCCGCTGTTGTAGCTAAAACTGTACGTAAGCTAAAAACAAAATGAAAGACTTTCTTAACCAGCTTCTTACTGGTAGGGATAACCATACGCAAGATATTGCACGGTGGAGTTGGTTAATTTGTTTACTTGCAGTGATTGCCTTAGCTAGTTATGAAGCAATGCATGGTGCTGTTAGTCTACGAGAGTTAGCAGAAGCGTTTGGTATTGTTGCTGGTGCGCACGGGGCTGCGGTTATGATGAAAAAAGATGCGGAGCCTCAGTAATGTGGGGTTTTTTAGGTAACTATGCAAATATCGTCAAAGCTGGACTTATTGTTTCTGCTCTATGCTTGGTGTTTTTTGCTGGCTGGCATATGCGGGATAGGGATTTTACTATATACAAAACAGCAATCCAAGTCGCAGCAGAGAAACAGCAAGCGCAAACGGAGTCAATCCAAAAGCAACACGAACTTGTAACTAAAGGAATTTCTGATGAATACGAAGCTAAGTATGCTGCTCTTCGCAACTACTATAAGTCTACTAGCGTGTGGAACAACCCCAATAGCAGTACCATGTCCGGTATTTCCACAGCCCCCAAGTCAGCTGATGTTATCACCGCCTACAATGAGCTTGCTGGAAATTGCGCCCAAACCACGCTAATGCTAGTTGAATTACAAAAATGGCTTAACGAACAGATTGGTATTAAATGAAAGACAATTTTGCAGATGCCCTAACAGCACTTTTAGTCCACGAAGGCGGTTACGCAAATAACCCCGCAGACCCGGGGGGTATGACAAACCTTGGAGTTACTGCCTCAACATGGGCTATGTGGGTAGGGCATGATGTAAACGAAAAGCAGATGCGCGCTCTAACGCCATCTATTGTTGCTCCTTTATATAGAAGGAAATTTTGGGATGCTTGCAGAGCTGATGAGCTTATATCTGGTCTTGACTACGCTGTTTTTGACTACGCTGTTAATTCCGGGGTCGGGCGTGCTATTAAGGCTTTGCAGAACTGCGTTGGGGTTGCTCCTGATGGTGGTTTTGGTACAACTACTATGGCTGCCGTGAGCCAGTTTAAGGGCGATGCGGCCAAGACTCTAATTGAAGAATACTGTGATAATCGGTTACAATTCCTAAAGTCCCTGAAGACTTTCCCTGTATTTGGTAAAGGTTGGGAAAAGCGGGTGAACGAAGTCAAAGCCATGTCACTTAAGATGCTAGGGTAAACCCGTATGCCATTACAAAAACTACAATTTAGACCCGGACTTAACAGAGAAGGCACTGATTACAGTAATGAAGGCGGGTGGTTTGACGGCGACAAGATTCGTTTCCGTTCTGGCTTTCCTGAAAAAATTGGTGGTTGGGCACGGTTATCTAGTAATACGTTTTTAGGTGTTTGTCGTGACTTATGGAATTGGGTAGATTTAGCGGGTAATAACTATGTTGGCGTTGGCACTAACCTTAAATACTATATCGAAGCTGGCGGTAATTATAACGACATTACTCCTTTTACAGTTATCCACACGCTTACTAACCCACTTTCAACTGTTAGTGGCAGCGCAACATTAACAATCACAGACTCTACTTACCAACCTAATATTGGCGATTATATTGTTATTTCAGGTGCTACTAGTTTTAACGGCGTTACTGCTACTACATTAAATAAAGAGTGGGTTATAGCGTCAATAACGTCAAATACCACATTTACAGTAACCCTTCCATATACTGCCTCTGGGACCGGTTCTGGCGGCGGTAGTGCTTGTGTAATTAGCTATGAGCTTCCTGTAGGTAATAACTCCTATACAACAGGTAACGGTTGGGGTGCAGGTTCTTGGTCACCTACAATTCCTCAAACATTAACAAACCCATTTTCTACAACTAGTGGTAGCGGTACTGTAACAGTTACACAGACTGGGCATGGTTATTTAACCACCGCTGGGTCATTTATAGTAGGGCAACAATACAAGATTGTTTCTGTTGGAACTACCGATTTTATAGCTATTGGCGCTTCTGCTAATACAGTAGGCACTTTGTTTACGGCATCTGGTGTAGGTGCTGGCACGGGTACGGCTTCTATTGGTTGGGTAGCCTTTAGAGATATTACAGTTACTGTGGGTGGTGTTCCTACTGCATTGATGAACAATACATTCCAGATTACCTATGTTGATGCTAATACATATACTATTAAAACCAACGGTAATACAGGTACTTTTTTAGCTACTTCTACTACGTCTGGTGTAGGTGGTTCTGTAACTTTATATCCCCAATATGGCGCTCGTGGTTGGAGTCAAGCGGCAGCTACATCTAGTGTTGGACAGCAGTTACGCTTATGGACTAGTGATAACTATGGCCAAGACCTTGTGTTAGCTCCACGTGGAAGCGGTATTTTCTATTGGCAAGATGCTAACGGTGTTGGTACTAGGGCGCAGCTTCTTAGCACCTTAGCTACATTTAAAGGCTATTTAGGTCAGTACGTTCCTAACCAAACCAATCAAGTTCTTTCTTCTGCTATTCAGCGGTTTGTTATTGCTATGGGGGCTAACTCGTACCAATCTGGGTTATCGACCACTCCATTTAACCCAATGCTTGTTCGTTGGTCTGACCAGCAAAATCCCTACCAATGGGTACCTGACATTACAAACCAATCGGGCGAATTTACTTTAACTAATGGCTCTTACATTGTTGGCGCACGTGCAACCCGCCAAGAGATTTTGATTTGGACTGATTCTGCTCTTTATTCTATGCAGTACTTAGGTGCTCCTTATGTTTGGGGCTTCCAGATTTTGATGGATAACATTTCTGTTATATCTCCTGACGCTATGGTTACAGTTAACAACGTAACTTACTGGATGGGTCAAGAGAAGTTCTATATGTATTCTGGTCGTGTTGAAACACTTCCATGCTCCTTGCGTCAGTTTATTTTTGATGATATTAACCCAGCACAAAACTTCCAAGTATTTGCAGGTGCTAATGAAGGATATAACGAAGTGTGGTGGTATTACGTAAGTAATGAGAGCGTTGATGGATTACCTGATAAGTACGTAATCTATAACTACTTAGACCGTGTTTGGTATTACGGCACTATGGCTCGTTCTGCTTGGCTAGGTTCCGGTATTCAAACTTATCCGTTGGCTGCTAACTACCTAAATTCAGCTTCATTTAAAGGCTATATTTCTGGTTACACTTTGTATGTAACTAATATATCCTCGGGTAGTATTTCTCTGGATACAACTATTAGCGGTTCTGGGGTTACTGCGGGTACTACTATTGTTAGCTATGGCACTGGTAATGGTGGCACGGGAACTTATAACTTAAGCACCGCCCAGACTGTTGGAACAATTACAGCCCCCATCACAATGACGTCAGCCGGTGGTTTTGGTTACTTATTACAGCATGAAAACGGTGTAGACGATAACGCAGGTTTAACTACACGTCCAATTAACTCTTATGTACAATCTTCGGACTTTGATATTGGCGATGGACACAATTTTGGATTTGTATGGCGTATTCTCCCTGACGTTAACTTTAATGGTTCTACTACTAACCAGCCGTCTGTAACAATGACGGTTAAGCCTAGAGAAAACTCAGGTACTCCATATGGTACAGCGGATAACCCAGCCGTTACTAGTACGCAAAACTACACAAATACTAGGGTCTATAACGTACAACAGTTTGATGGTCAAGTTTATACCCGCCTTAGGGGTCGCCAGATGAGCTTTAGGATTGAGTCTGGTGGACAGACAGGTGTTACATGGCAGCTAGGTAGCCCACGTATTGATATACGCCCTGACGGAAGAAGATAATGGCTACAACTAAAACAAACATAGTACCGTCAAAAGCACCTAACTTACCGATTGCCCCAGTAGAGTATGCGCAATCGTATCAGGACCAGCTTAACAACGCATTTCGCTTATACTTTACACAGATAGATAACGTAACCCAGTATATATCAGCGCAGACTGTTGTTTATACGGTAGCTACTCTACCTACTGTTGGAATTGTGGGCCGTAGACTGTTTGTTTCAGATGCTACAAGTACTAGCTTTGGTACTACAGCGACTGGCGGAGGTACTAATCCAGTACCTGTTTTTGATAACGGAACCGCTTGGATTATAGGATAACCGTGGTAAAATCGGTAAAAAGTAAAGGATAGATTATGGCTGGCGGCGGAAGTTCTGGTGGTTTTGAAAGTTATTTACCAATAGCTGCGGCGTTGGCTGCAACTGTTATGACTGATGGCGCAGCTGCGCCTATGCTATTTGAAGATGGGGCCCTAATGGGGTCTACTGCGCTTGCCTCGGGCGTTACCGGAGCTGGTATTGGAGCTTTAACAGGTGGTGGTGTAGCCGCTCTTACAGGTCAAAATGTAGGGATGAATGCCCTTATGGGTGGTTTAGGTGGAGCCGCTTTGGGTGGTTCTGGCTTGTACATGGGGGCTGGCGACTTAGCCGCTGGCGCTCCGACAGCTCTTTCTGCTTCTGGTGCCCCCGTTTCTGGGGCTGTAGCTGGGGCAGATACTGCTGGAATGCAAGCTGGTTCAAATGCCCTTTTAAATGCCGGATACTCTATGCCAGTTACTTCTGGCGCGGAACTTGGTACATTAACCCCGCAAGCTTTAAGCCAAGGTGTAGCAGCAGGTCAAATCCCTATGGATGCCGCAAACGTGTACGGCCAGGCTTACACAAATGCTTTTGCTAATGTGCCTGCAAACTCAGTACTTGGTGCCGCCGGCACTGGTACAGCCCCGTTAGGTTTTGGTGCTAAAGCTGCTTTAGGTGGTTTAGGTTTAAGCGCGCTTATAGCCCAAAATAATAAGAGATACGGTACGCCCGCAAGTGCTCAGACCCCATACACTGGTGGTAACTTAGCTAAATTTAAATACGACCCAAATCAGTATTCGCCTGATGTAGTTCAACCCCCACGCCCACCATATCAAGCCGATTATTCTGGATATGCAAGGCCGCCCGGTTATGCTGGCGGTGGTTTATTAGACCCAAATTCTGAACCCGTAGATTTTATGGGTGGCGGTATGTATCCACAAAGTCAAATTTCTAAACCCCAATACGCACAGTCTTCACAAATGCCTATGGCTGCGCAAGCAGTAGCTGCAGACTACGATCCAAAAACTAACCCAATTACAGGCGAACCTGTAGCTACTATGGCCGGTGGCGGTACCGGTGCAGACGCCCTTAAAGATTTAATGGGTAGCCGAGATGCAATGGATAAATATACACTCCAATATGCACAAGAAGGTGGTCCAGCGGCATTAGCAGCTAAAGCACAGGGTGGCGACTATAATGCTATGCTTGCTTTAAAGAAACTACGCGGCACACCTAACGCAAACTATGCTGGCGGTGGTATTGCTAACTTAGGCGGATACTCTGATGGCGGTCGTATGCTAAAAGGTCCTGGTGACGGTATGAGCGACTCTATTCCTGCTAGTATTCAAGGTAAACAACCAGCCCGTCTTGCTGATAATGAGTTTGTAGTACCCGCCGATGTTGTGTCTCATTTAGGTAATGGGTCTTCGGATGCTGGCGCTAAAAAACTGTATGCGATGATGAACAAAGTAAGACAGGCAAGAACTGGTAAAGCTAAGCAAGCTCCTGCAATTAAAGCTGACAAATACATGCCAGCATGAGCCTCTTAATTCGCCATGTTCCCATTCAATATGTTAATCAAGCCTGGCCTTTGGTTAAAGAATATATTGCGGATGCTGTCCAGTATGGTGGTGACGATTATACGGTGGAGCAAGTCCAAGTTTATTTGGCCACAGGACAGTGGCTCTTGGTTGTGGCAGCAGATGAATCCGGGGCAGTTAAAGGAGCGGCGACTATTAACTTTTGTAACTATCCTAATGATCGGGTGGCTTTTGTTACATTTATTGGCGGTCGTTTAATATCTAACCAAGATACTTTTAAGCAGTTTAAAGATTTGCTAAAGGCTAATGGAGCGACTAAAATACAAGGTGCAGCAAGAGAAGCAATTGCCCGCTTGTGGAGTCGTTATGGGTTTGAAGAGCGGTACATTATTGTAGAGACAAAAATATGAGATATACACTAGATTCTATGTTGCCTGAAAAGGCTTTTTCCCCGCGCTTAGGCCGTGGCTTTGGGGCCGGCGGAATGACATTAGAGGGTGGTGGTGGCCAAAGTGCCCCCGCCCCCGCTGCAGCTCAACCTACTACAACAAACGTTCAAAATACTAACATTCCAGAATACGCCCGTCCCTATGTAGAGACGATGCTTGGCGCTACTCAGCAGCAATTATTTAACACCTCTCAAAATGCAGATGGTTCTACTCAAATTACTGGCGTAAAACCATACGTACCGTATAGCCAGAATCCACAAGATTACGTTGCAGGCTTTAGCCCAATGCAACAAGCTGCCCAAGAATCTACGGCTAATCTTCAAACTCCTGACCAATATGGTGCTGCTACACAAATGACTGGTATGGGCGGACTAGGCACTCTTGGTACTGCTGGTCAAGAAGCACAAGCGGGTAATCGTTACAACCAGATGGCAACAAACCCATACGCTACTCAAGCGTTCATGAGCCCATATATTCAGGCTTCTTTACAGCCGCAGTTGCAAGAATTGCAACGTCAATACGGGATTACTGGAGCACAAGAGCAAGGCGCGGCAACTACTGCTGGGGCTTTTGGCGGTTCACGTGAAGCTTTAATGGCTGCCGAAAATGAGCGTAATAAAAATACGGCGATGAATCAAGCAATTGGTCAAGGCTATAACACCGCATTCCAGTCGGCTCAACAAGCTCAACAATTTGGTGCTAACTTAGGTTTGCAAGGGCAACAAGCAGCTCAGGCTGGCTATGGTCAACTAGGTCAACTTGGTGGTCAAATGGCTGGTATTGGTGGCCAACAGTTTCAAACCCAACAAGGCATTATTGCGGCTCAAAGCCAAGCTGGTCAGCAACAACAGACACAGCAGCAAAACATCATTAATCAGGCAATTCAAAACTACGCTACTGCACAGCAGTACCCACAACAACAGTTGTCTTTTATGAATGCAATGCTCCGTGGTTTGCCAACACAACAGTCTACTACTAATGGTTATCAGGCGGCTCCAAGCACGCTCAATCAGATTACTGGTCTAGGCATTGCTGGACTAGGCGCGTACAATGCCTTTGGCGGAGGCGCTGCCGCTGCTTCAGATATTAATTTAAAAGAAAATGTAGTGCTCTTGTGGCGCGCTGATAACGGTGTGGGTATATACGAGTTTGAGTACAAACCTGAATTTAAAGACCACGAGTTATGTGGACACGGTAAGTTTATTGGTTACGTGGCTCAAGAAGTTGAGAAGTTTATGCCTGAAGCTGTCTTTACTATGGACAATGGTTACAAAGCCGTTAATTACGATATGGTTGGGAGGGCTGCATAATGTTAGGTATGGACCAAATGTATAAGATGGCGCTTGATCCGCGTATCTATCCTGACTCACGCTTGCTTTCTATTATGCAAGGCAAAGACCAGTCTCTTCCTATGGCTATCGCCATGGCCGCCAAACAACAACGCGATAAATTACACGCAGCAGCTCAGGGGCAACAGGCTCAACAAGGCGCTAAACAGCCGTCTGTAAAAGACCAAATGTTAGCTAAAGATTTACCCCCAGAACACTCTGGCCTAGCTGCGTTACCTGCTGAAAATATGCATGAGATGGGTAGTGAACAAATGATGGCCGGTGGTGGTATTGTTGCATTTGATGATAACCAAAACCAACCTGTAGAACTAGGTATGGACGGCGATGCTGCTCCATTAACTGAAGAACAAATGATTAACGCCGCTGGCGGTCGCGGTACGAAAAAGTCGCAAGAAGAAATTAAAAAAGCCATAAAAGAACAGAACGCTGGAGTTAGTTCTGGAGTTAGCAGTTTGTTGAATTTTCCTGGAAAAGCATTACAGTCCACTAAAGACTGGATGTACTCAGACCCACAAGATAAAATTCTAAGTAAAGCTCAAGCTGGCACTTTAACCCAAGCAGACTTGACCCCACCAACAAATCCAAATTTAGTTTCACAAGGCGCTGTAGCAAATCGTGATGCGTATAGAAGCGCTCCAGCAGTTCCGGCAATAACCCCTGAAATGCAAGCTGAAATAGACAAGCAATCAGCAGCAAACCCACCAGGCGGGCAAAAAGCCCCTGGGGGTGTAGGTACACCTCCAGCAGTAGCCCCAGGTGCACAACCACCAGCCGGTATTGGTGAACCGCCCAAGCGTGTTGATAGATTTGCTGGTTTAGGCGAAACTCAAGAAACGTTTGATAAAAAACTAGCCGCTGAGCAAAATGCTGGAAAAAGCGAATTTTTAATGAACATGGGCCTTAAGATGATGACCACTGTCGGCCCGCTCGGTAAGGCTATTGGTGAAGGGGGTATTGCTGGTTTACCTAGCCTATCCGCAAGCCGTAAAACTATTCGTGAACTTGAGAAAAATCGTACCGATTACCAGCTTAATATGGCTAAAGCTCAAACAGCAGCTGACGAAGGTAACGACGATCTGGCGTATAAATATAAAGCTCTGGCAGAAAAAACAGCCCATGATGCAGGTATGCTGGCTGTTGAAAAAACAAAAGCTGGTGCGTACGCAAATGCTATTGGTACCAAGCAAGATGTGGCGGATCAGCGCCGTGAAACCTCTATTATGGGTATTGCCAAAGGTTTGCTTGAGAAAAACATGAAATACAACATGCCAAATACCAAACCAGAAGAACGCCAAGCTATGGAACAAGCAGCTATTAATTCGGCCGTTAACATGTATAATAGCGCTAGTACCGCTACAAAAGGTAGCGCTGGGTTCAAATATTTAGGCAAAGAAACTTAAGGTTAAGTTATGGCGATATACCGCGTTGAAGGTCCCGATGGCTCAATCCACCGAATTGAAGGACCCGATGGGGCAACGCCTAAACAAGTAGAAGCTTTTGCCCACCAACAATTTGCAGCTCAATCTGCTCCTGTGGCGGCTATATCAAATGAACCACCCCCAGATACAGGGTTTACAGGCGCTTTAAAGTCTAGCGCTGAACAGATCCAAGCAGACTACGAACGTTTAAAAGGCAAGCTAGGCGTTAAATCTACCGAAGAAGCCGAAGCAGAAGCTAAGAAACACGAAGAAAAAGCATCTAAAGTATTTAAGCCTACTGAAGAAGGTTGGCTTGAAGCTCCTTGGACTAAATTAAAAGAGACTGCTGGTGGCTCTTTGCCATACATGGCGTTGCCTGTGGCTGCTGGTGCTACTGCACTTGCTCTTCCTGAAGCTGCAGCGGCAGCTCCTATTCTTGGTGGTTTAGCTACGGCTGGTGAAGCTTTGGGTATGGGTGCTGCTGGAGCGGCATCGGCTGCTCAATTTACTGGTTCAAACCTTTCACGCCAAGTTCAAGAAGGCAAGTCGTTAAAAGACGCTAGCTTTATGCAGGCAGCTGCGGCGGCTATTCCTCAGGCTGCTTTAGATGTAGTTGGTTTGAAGTATGTACCTGGCATTCAAAAAATCTTCCGTTCAATTGGGCAAGACATTACCGAAGAAGCAGCTAAGAAAATGCTGCAACAAGGCGCGCTAAAAACAGCGGGTCAGTACATCGCTGGCGGCGCAAAGATTGCTGGTATTGAAGGTGCTACAGAAGCTGGTCAACAATTTTTCGAGCGCTTACAAGCCGGCCTGAACATAGCAGACCCCGAAGCCCGTAAAGAGTACCTTGATAACTTTGTTGGCGGCGCTGCATTAGGTGCAGTAGCTGCTCCGTTTGGTGTACATGGAACTCGTGCCGATGCTAGAAATGTATTGGATAAAGCTCAAGCAGGGCGTGAAGAAGAGGTCTTAAAAGCAGAACAATTAGCTGCGCAACAAGCGCAAGAAACAGCACAAGCCCAAAAAGAAATGCAGGGGATATCCCCTAGCGGCCCTACAGAAGTAGAAACTGAACAAAATAGAATTCGTTTAGACCGATCTGCAGCACAAATTACTGATCAAAAACGTGTACTAGAAGACCACTTAAATGGGTTGCGTCAGCAAGCCAGCCAAGAAACAGATTTAGGTAAGCTCGAAACAATCACTACAGAAGCACAAAAGTACCATGCTGCGTTGGACGATCTTGACCCAGATAAAGTTAAGGGCCAAATACAAACGCTTACAAAAGAAAGTACTAATCTTCAAAAGCAGCTTAAGAAAATTAAAGATGACCCAGAAGCGGCCGCTGAAGTTCAAGCTAACTTGGAACAAAACCAAACCAAAGCGCAAGAACTAAATGATCGTTTAGCAGCTATTGAACATGCCAATAGGAAGACTGCAACAGCAGAAGAAATTGATAAGAATCTAGCTAAGAAACAAAAAGAATTAGCTAAGGCTAAGGAAACCGGCGACTTGCAGTCAATGGGTAAAATCCTTGCTTCAATGAAGGCGCTGCAAGAGCAGCACCCTGGCGATGCAACTAAACAACCCTCCCTGTTTGAAGGTGAAGGTGAGTCTGCTGTTTATCCTGAATATCAAAAACGTCTTGCTGAAGAAGACCGTCAGCGTCAAGCTAAATCGCAAGAAGTTTTAGACCAAGAAGCTATTCAAAATGCACAGCAACAAGAAATTAAACAGTCTACTGGTGAAGCTCCACGCCTTGGCAAGTACAAAGAGGAAATGACGTCGGATGAATATACCGACTTACTGGCGCATAAACTGGTAGACCTACACACCCGTCCTGATACGCATATTCCTGCCCCTTTAAGCCCTGCGCAAAAAGCCGCCGAAACTAAACGTGTAAATGCTATCAATGCCGCTAAAGTTGAGTTTGAAGTTAAAGCACAAGATTACCAAAACCTTGTAAACCAAGCGGACGAATTGGGCCGTGGTGAGAAAGGCCCGGGTACTGAGATTTATACTGCCAGGGGCGATGTAGCCGCGCTAGGCAAAAAACTAGATGCCGCTAAGAAAGCGATGTGGGAAGCTAAAGGCAAAATGATTGCCACTATTCCCGAAGGTACAAAAACTACTATTGAATCTGGCCGTGCTAGCGCTGCAGCACAAGATGTACACTTGTTAGACCTTACAGACACTATAGATAGTATGCGTAAGGGTGAATGGTTTGGTGGTCCAAACCCAAGAATGGCGGAAGGCTTTTTACACAGTTTAGCAACTAAAGCACGGTCGGCCCTTGATAAATATGTACAGGCTACAGTAAGCCACATTAACTACGCACGTTTAGAAAAAGGTCTAGACCGTCTTTCTGAACCGCAAAAAGAAGACATCGTTAAGCAGCTTGATGGCTTGATGTTGAACAAAATTCAACGGGCTGTTGGTAAGAAAGCTACTGAATTAAAAGAAGCTGAAGTTGGAAGCGGTCATGTAAAAGCTGCATTAGAAAAAGTAGGCTTTAGATTTAAAGAAGGCGAGATTGAAACAGGATTTCACCGTAATGAATATAAAGACGTACAAAAGTTTGCTGAAAGACTTAAAAATAAGTACACCAATAAAGGTGTAAAAGAAGTTGGCACGCTACAACGTATAACTCCTGAAGCTGCTAGCCGTTATGCGGTTCAAAATGTTCTTACTAAAAAGCAAGCCGAAAAGAACGCAACTAAAGCAAAAGCTATTCCTGCAAAAACAACGCAGGAGCGTACGAAAGAAACTGAACAAGAAGCGGCTCAGCAAACAGGCTTAGGTTTAAGCGGTAAAAAACAAGGGTTTGAAGTTGCAGAAAAACTACAAGCCGCACTGCCGCACCAAGGGCCTAAAGTAGAGGCTGCGTTTAATTTTGCTAAGCAATACTTAAAAGAATGGAATGCTCGTAAGAGCATGGTACTGAATGAGAAACAACGTATGGCGCTTAAAGAAGCGCGTAAAAAGTATGTTGAATCCCGCGCAGCGTTAAACCAACAATTTAAAAATAGTCGAGTTGACCCCCGTATTGCCAAAATAATGAATTGGATGGTCACCGCTGATGAAAAAACTCCGCGCTATAGAAAAGCCCAGAATATCATTATTGGTATGGAAGGGAAGATGCAACAACAGGTGTTTGCTAAGACACCTGCAAAACGTATAGAAGAAATTGCGCCAGCTAAGAAAGAAGAGCAAGAAAAATTAACTGAAAAAGAACAGCAACTTCGGGAAGACCTTGGCTATAAAGACCTTGAAAAAGAAGAAGCCGGTGAAGAGGTTGGGCGTATTTCAGAAATTGGCTTGGCTAAAATTCGCAAGACCATGCAAGAACGTGTGGACTTTATTACCAAACGCTTAGAGTCGCAAAAAGCCCCAGTTAAAGACCGTGAAGGTTTGGTAAAAGAAAAAGATAAATTGATGTCGCAAATTAAAGCGACAGATCAAGTACTTAACGCTCGCCGTATTGGTATGATTGTTGGCCAAGCACAAGAAGAGCAAGGTTCCAAACGCTATAAAGCCTCTAAGACCGAAAAGAAAATGGTTAAAGAAGGTAAGCTTGAAGAAAAAGGTGTTACGCCCCTTGCTTATGAAATGGTATTACAGGCGTATAACGAGAACGCAAAGACTGCAGCCCCAAAAGTTGAATTTAATAATAAGATCCATACACTTGCTACTGTTGAGCTGCGTCTTGACCGGGGCACTAATTTAACGGCGCAACGCCGGAAACAATTAGAAAAACTAAAAAATAAACTTCGTAAAGAACTGGGAAATTTAGCTGATGCCGCTGAAGGAGAACAAGTAAGCGCTGAAGACGAAGCAAAAGAACTTGGTGTTGATCCGGAAGCATATAAACGTTTGCTTCGCGCTATGGATATTGGGTTTAAACCACGAGTTGGTGAAGGAAGATCTTCCGGCATTCAGATGTTGCGCTCTGCAGCTCAGGCTGTAGTTGATAAGCTCAAGATACCAAAAGGTTTAAACGTAACTGTTATTCAAGACCTTTCTTCAACAATGAAACAGTATATTCGCGAGCGTGGATATAACCCCGATTTAACTAAAGGTTTCGTTACTGAAAATGGCGATGTAGTTATCGTAGCTGCTAATCACAAAACAACTAACGAAATTGCTGAAACTTTAGCACACGAAATTACAGGGCACTTAGGAGTCGAAGCTATTCTTGGTAAAGAAGGAATGACCGCTTTAGTTAAAAAAATCACCACCCAAAAAGGCGGTGTAATGGCGTTAGCTGATAAATTAGGTGTTGGTGATGACGCCCATGCAGCATACACGGCTGCTTTAGATTCTGGTCAAACAAAAGACGAGGCTTTAGAAGCTGCTGTGCATGAAATGATCGCGCATACAGCGGAAAAACACCCAAGCAAAGATTGGGTTGGTAAGGCTAATGAATGGATTAAAGCTTTAGTTGGTGAATTTAGAGCCGCTTTACGGCGCATGGGAATCAAGCTAGATACAAATACATCTGATGTATACAAACTGCTTCGTGAAGCCCGCCGTGATTTTAAAGAAGTAAATCCAGGCGCTTATAAAGAAGCTAATGGCAATATCCAATTTAGCAGCAAGCCAAGCTATAACAGTAAGTTTGCAGACTTAGGCGGTGACGTTAGCAAGATTGTTCACGCTAATAAGACTGCTACCGATAAGGTTAAATCTGTAGCTGCGGGCTTTAAAACGCCCAGCAATATAATTAAAACCGGGGGTATATTGTCCCCTGAAAACCTCTTAGCATTACGGACTCGTTACATTGATAGGTTTGCCCCAATAGAAAGAGTAGCTGAGCAGTTAACTGCAAAACTTAAGAGCTCCCTTGAAGGCACACAGTTAATGTACTACCTGCGTATGTTTGATCAAGGAATTAACTGGGTTGCTCAAACCGCTGCGCATGGCCCAATGAGTATCATTGAAAAGAAACGCAAAGACGGAAAAGTAGAGCGCATAGTCGAGACCAAAGAGGGTGCAAGCCTTCTCAAAGTATCTCAGGCCCTTAAAGAAGCCGATGTAGGTGACGCTAATGCGGCAAACCAGCTATTTACATTCTACTTAGCAGCTAAACGTGCGGCAAATAAAGGTTTAGATACGCTTAATTTTGGCCCAGAAGTTACTCAAGACATGCTTGATAAGGTGATGGACCGCATTAATTCTGACGCTAAAACCAAAACAGCGTTTGAAAAAGCGGCTGGTATCTATAATGAATACAATCGTGGTCTTGTGGAGTTTGGTGTTCAAACTGGTCGATTCTCCAAGGAAGAAGCTGCAAAACTTTTAAAAGAAAATGACTACGTTCCGTTCTACAGAATCGATAAGAACGGCGACATTGCTTTGGACATTGGCGGAGCTACCCCAATCCATATCGGTAATATTAAAAACCAGCCTTATTTACACGAATTAGCTGGCGATAATAAGCCTATTCTAGATGTCTTTACTAGTGCCCTGCAAAATACACGTATGCTAACCGATATGTCTTTGCGTAACTTGGCTACTAGAAACGTGGCATTTAGCTTGCAGGAGCTGGGGCTACTTAAAGTTAAAAAATCTCGTGCCGGTAAAGAGTTTGGTTCAGGAATTTATCCTGGCAAAATGGAAGCTGGGCCGGACGTTATTCATTTTAAAATTGATGGCGTAGACCATCATGCTGTTGTTGATACTGAGTCGATTGGTATTCCAGCAGAGTTGCTGGTTAAAGGAATGGATGGGGTACAAACTTCTATCCCCAACTTGGTTAAGGTCGCCGGTTACCCTGCTAGGTTACTGCGTTCATTTATTACCCGTAACCCAGCTTATGCTGTACGCCAGATTGCGCGCGATTCATTATCCAACGCTTTTGTAACAGGAGCTAATTCAGTTCCTATCATAGACAACTTGAAAGAGTTAGGTTCTATGCTAAAGGGCGTAAACGAAGGTGAATTATTACTTAGAAGCCGTGGTATTTTAGGTGGTCAAGTTCTTGGTAATGCTTCTGATGCCATGCAAAAAGCTATGCTGCAAATCATTGATGGCAAGCCGGGCTGGGAAAAAGCTATGGCTTATCTAGACCACGTAGCTATGATGGGCGATGCATCCTCCCGTATAACTTCTTACAACAGTTTTATTAAGCAAGGGCTGTCCGATATGGAAGCTACCTTAGCTGCTCTTGAGGCAATGAACTTTAGTAAGAAGGGCACTTCGCCTAGCTTGTATTTGCTCAACCAAATGGTTCCATTCTTAAACGCGCAGATTCAAGGTATGGATGTTCTTTACAAAGCATTTGCTGGCAAGATGCCGTTTGCTGACAAGCTAGATATTAAGAAAAAGATTTGGCAACGAGGCGCTATGATGGCTGCATTTACTATGGCATATACAGCTATGTCTTACGATGATGACGACTATAAAAACGCTACGGCATCTGAACGTATTGGTAACTGGTTTATTAAAGTTCCGGGAATTGACGAAAAAGTTAAAGTACCTATTCCATTTGAAGTCGGTGGTATTTTTAAAATGCTTCCTGAAATGCTCTACTCAACTATGTTTAGAGACAAGAAGCTGGGTGAAGCGGCCTCAGAAACATCTAAGTATGTTGTGGATAATTTCTTACCTTCGTTTACACCGACAGCCATTAAGCCAGTTATTGAGCTTGGGTCTAACTACTCATTCTTTACAGGCAAACCGATTGAAAGCCAGCGTCTAATGGAGCTAGCTCCGGGGCAACGTTCGTATGCAAACACACCGGAAGCATTAAAGCTACTTGGGGAAGCTACAAATATATCTCCAGTTAAGGTGGAGTACATGCTGCGCGCATACACAGGTTCGTTACCACTAGCTGTTTTATCTTTAGCTAACCCAGTCGGCGGTGCGGAAAGGCCTGAAGGGCGCGGCGCTTTAAGTAGTACAAGCCCTGTTATCGGCGCTTTCTTCCAGCCTAAAGATGCAAATGGTCTAGTTGATAAAGCGTACCAGCAAATGCAGGACGTAATCCAAGCGGACCGCACATATAAAAACTATATTGATAGCGGTAGAGATGAAGAAGCGGAAGCATACATAACCAAAGAAGCTGATTTAATTGGTATGGCTAGCTTCTCTGGAGACTTTAGGCATAAAATGGGTACGCTAGCTAAACAAGAACGTGCTATTAGATCGATGACTGGCATTAGTGGGGCTGAAAAACGTGCCGCTTTGGACGAAATTAAAGACGCTAAAATCGAGCTCTCTAAAGCATTCCTCAGCGCACGCGAGTAAACCACACCCCCATCTTGCCATTCTTGCGCCCTATCTCTGCCTTGGCTTGTACTCGGTGGTAAAGGGC